TGCAAGTTGTTACAAAAAAAGGGAACATCCAGAAGATGAAAAGTATTACACAAATATTGCAGATGCAAGAACGAAGTTTGACGAGCAGTATATGAGGATTGTAAATCACTTAGAGGAACTTTATAATATTGACAAGGTAATCACGTTTAGTGGTGCTAGGGGTAACTTTAGAAAGCTGATAACAGGTAAATACAAAGCTAATAGGAAAAAAGCAGAATTACCTCCACTATTGAATGAGATGCACGATTTTGTAAAAGAGCAGTACGATAGCATTGTAGGTTATGGAGTTGAAACAGACGATATGGTTGCCAGGTATTGGAAACAAATATCTGACGATATAGGTAGGGACGAAGTTATGATAGTTTCAATCGACAAGGACTATAAACAATTTCCTTGCTTGATGTATAATTACCACTATAAACATAGGCAAGTCCTGGATATTTCAGAAGAAGATGCTTTATACAATTTTTATGAGCAAATGATTGCAGGAGATACTGCAGACAATGTAAATTATTTTAAAGGAAAAGGAAAAAGGTTTGCAGAAAAATATTATGCAGATTGTCAAAATAAATTCCAATACACCAGGAAACTTTACGAATTATTTAAAAAAGAATATAAGGGAAAAGCTAAGGAGAAATATGCCGAATGCTATAATCTTTTAAAACTAAGAACAGAATAAAATTAAGTTAAATATAAAATATATTATTTATGAAAGCATCACAAGTACATTACGATAGTGGAAAAGATTACGACATTATAGACGTGTGTAATGATTACTCCCTTAATTTCAACAGGGGTAATATTTTAAAATATGTAGCTAGAGCAGGAAAGAAAAAAGATGAACTAGGGGACTTATTAAAGGCAAAAGATTATATTGAACGAGAAATAAATTTTTTAAGAAATGAATAAAAACTGTTTTGAAATATCGCAGAGAATAATAGAAATGTCAGGAGTTAACATTTTTGATAATACTAGGAAACGTGAATACGTGCAGTTAAGGGCTTTGGCTTGTCATATATTCAGGGATAAAATGAAAATGCGTTGGAGAACTATATCTGAATTTTTTGAGAAAAACGGAAAATTACTAGACCACTCGTCTGCAATTCACTTAGTAAATAATTATCCTATTTATGCAAAAGCTTGTCCTGAATTAAAGGAGATTGAAAGTTGCTTTGTTTTTGACGATAACGAAAATTATGACGAGATAGATAGAGTAAACTATTTGAAAAATAAAGTTGAAAAATTAAATACGACTATTTTTAAATTAAAAGGACAGGTAAAAGAACTTAAAAAAAGACCTGTATATAATTCTGACGATGTAGAAATGCTTAATCTGTTTACTGATGTACCTGCAGATAAAGTGGATGAACTGTTGGAGCGAATAACATTATTAAAAAAATCCTGGACTTGGAAAAGCAAAGACAGATGTCAGGTAATAGAAAGTTTTTAATAACTAAAATAAACAAATTATGATTGAAGCACTAGGTTGGATTTTTGCAGCAATAATTGCTGCGAGTTTAGGTAAGGTAATCGCAAAAAAATTATTTCCAGAAGATTGGGAATAAGATTTTAATTTTATTACGTTATAATAGAAATAATATATTATGAAATTATTACGGTACGAGATTAGATTAGGAATTTTTAAAGGGGTTTTGTTTGGCATCAGACATTACCCTTTTGAGGATTCAGAAATATACGAAGAAGATATTGTTTTTTACTTTGGTATTTTTCAAATTGTATTTACAAAGATTTATCAAAAATAATTTTTTGTACCTTAGACAAAAATATTTTTATTATGGTTAAAACTAAAATTGAAAAGGTAAGCATTTCGTCTATTAAAGAAAACGAAAACAATCCTAGAAGTATCAACAAGCAAAAATTTAAAAAACTTGTCAAAAGTGTAAAGGAATTTCCTGAAATGTTAAAACTTCGCCCTATTGTAGTTGACAAAGACAATATCATACTTGGAGGCAATATGCGTTACAAGGCTTGTAAAGAAGTCGGATTAAAAGAGGTTTATATAATACAAGCAAAAAATTTGAATCCAGAACAGGTGCAGGAATTTATTATAAAAGACAATGTAGGTTTTGGCGATTGGGATTGGGATATACTTGCTAACTCTTGGGAATCTGAAAAACTAGACGAATGGGGACTTGAAGTACCAAGCATCGAAGATTTTACAGGACTAGAAGAACAAGAGATTGAATTTAGCGAATATCTGGATGAAGCACACAATTACGTTGTATTGTTATTTGATTCTGACGTAGACTGGTTGGGTGCGCAAACTCATTTTAATTTAAGTTCTGTACATTCAAAAAGAGCAAATGGAAAACCTTGGAGCAAAGGAATTGGCAGGGTAGTTAATGGAGCAGAATATTTAAAAGCTATTAAGAGTGAATAACATATACATACCGTCTTACAATCGTGCAGAATCAGTCAAAACCTACGAGTATTTAGGATGCGGAAAAATTATTGTACCTAATAGTCAGGTAAAGGAATACAAAAAAAGATATGGAAATGCAGTCATAGGAATAGACGACAAACTAGATGGTTCAGTTTCCAGGAAAAGAAATGCTATACTTGATTTAATAAACAAGGAACAGAGTGATTGCTACGGATGGATAATTGACGACGACTTAGTTAAGATTAGAAGAAAAAAGGAAGCTAAGGACTTAGAACCAGAGGAAGCAGTTGAATTACTAGAAAAACTTTATTTAATGGCTAAGGATTCTAATATCGCTTATGCAGGTGTAGATTACTCGCTAGATAATATGAAGTTGAAAGATTACCAACCATTTAGCTTTACAAAACCTATGTTCGGTGGAACTCTAATAAGAGCAGACGATAATATTAAATACGATGAACGTTTTAGGTTAAACGAAGACGTAGATTTTTGGGTACAAAAGTTAAATCTTCATAGGAGGCTTTTAAAGGACAATCAGTACGCAATGGTGTTCTACGGTCAAGATGGCGGAAAAGATAGTGTAATAGGATATACAAACGATGACAGGAGGGTTTATGCTACTATGTTAAACAATAAATGGGGGTACAAAGCTATGGTCTGGAACAAAACTAGATTTGAATTTAAAACACCAATTAAAGGAGTATGAAAATATACGCACCGAGTTACAAAAGGTCTAAAGGGGTAAAAACTCATAGAATTTTAAAGAATGTTATTTATTGCGTACACGAATTTGAATCACAGGAGTACATCGACTTAGGTTACAATATTGAAATTATGCCTGATAGTATTAAGGGAAATATTGCCAGAGTAAGAAATTACATACTAGATAATTACATAGGGGACAAAGGTCTAATAATTGACGATGATATTGAGGACATCAAAAGATGGGATTTCAAAGACGGAAAACCTAAACAGATAAAGATAGAAAACCTACAGGAATGGATTGAACAAGGGTTTTTAATGTGTGAGGAATCAGGAGCAAAGTTATGGGGTATAAACATATTGGGGGATAAAGGAAGTTACAGAGAATATTCTCCTTTTGGATTGACAAATACTATATCTGCTTCATTTATGGGATTTCTAAATAACGAACTAAGATTCGATGAAAGGTTACCATTAAAAGACGATTACGATTATTGTTTACAGAATTTAAATAGGTATAGAAAAATACTTAGAATTAACTATGCTTGTATGGTTAAAAAAGACCACGGAAATCTAGGAGGTTGCGCAGATTATAGAACAATGAGCAGGGAACGCGACCAATTAAAACTCCTACAAAAGAAATGGGGTAATAGTATCGTTAAACTAGATACAACACAAAGGGGGAAAAAGATAAAAAACTTTGATTTAAACCCTATTATTAAAGCACCAATTAAAGGGATATAATGAACGAAAGTAGACACATAAAAAAGGAATCACTATTAGCTGCTCTTGAAAAGAGTTTAGGAGTAGTTACAGTTGCCTGTAAAAAATCAGGAATACCCAGAAGTACTTATTACAAATGGTTAAAAGAAGATAATGCTTTTTTGATGGCAGTCCAGGAAATAGAAAACGTTGCTTTGGATTTTGCAGAAAGTCAATTACACAAACAAATTTCTGAAAACTCAACTGCTGCAACAATATTTTATTTAAAGACAAAAGGGAAAAAAAGGGGTTATGTAGAAAGACAAGAAATTACAGGTGCTGATGGAATGCCTACAAACTTTGAAATAGAAATAATAAAAAGTGAAAATAAAGACTAACGTAGTTTTTGAGCATTTATTAGAATCAGAAAAAAAAATATCAATAGAGCAAGGGGGAACTAGGTCTGGAAAGACTTACAATATTTTGCTTTATCTTATATTTCACTATTCATTAAAGAATACAGGAAAGACAATAACAATTTGCAGAAAGACATTTCCAGCAGTTCGTAGTTCAGTAATGCGAGATTTCTTTGATATACTTAAAATACATAATTGCTATTTTGAAGCTAACCACAACAAATCAAATTCAGAATATAAACTAAACGGAAATTTAATAGAATTTATTTCTTTAGACCAACCACAAAAAGTAAGAGGACGAAAAAGGAATTTGCTATTTATAAATGAAGCAAACGAATTAGATTATGAAGACTGGCAACAGTTAATATTCAGGACAGACGAAAAAATAATACTTGACTTTAATCCATCAGACGAATACCATTGGATTTACGACAAGGTAATACCTAGAAAAGATGCCGATTTTAATATTACTACTTATCTGGATAACAGTTTCCTTAGCACTAGCATTAAAGAAGAAATTGAAAGACTAAAATATACTGACGAACAATATTGGCAAATCTATGGACTTGGCATAAAGGGGATAAGTAAGTCTACTATATTTAATTATATTGAGATTAACCAAATACCTAGTGATGCAGAGTTTATCAGTTACGGAGCAGATGCAGGATATACTAATGACCCAACAACATTAGTTTCTGTTTATAGAAAAGAATATAACCTTTATATTCAAGAGCATTTATATCAAACTCAAATGACAACAATCGACATTCATAAAAAGTGGCGAGAAGTCGGAATTGAAAGACAAACAATTTATTTTGATTCAGCAGAACCTAGATTGATTGAGGAACTTCGCAGAATGGGTTGGAATGTACGACCAAGTTTAAAGGGTGCAGATAGTGTTAATGCAGGAATTGATTTATTGAAACGTTTTAAAATTCATATTCTTAAAGATTCACACAATGCAATCCAGGAATTTAGAAACTATAAATGGCAAGAAGATAGAAGTGGCAAAATGATTAATAAACCTATTGACAAGCATAACCATACGATTGATGCAGTTAGGTATGCTACCTACTCCGTATTAAGTAAACCAAACTTTGGTAAATATACCCTACATTAAAAATAATTAAAAAAAAGTTATCAAGAACTTTGTGCATAACTTTATTTAATATATCTTTGAAGTGTTGCAATAATGCAATCAATTTAAAAACAGAAAAGATGAAAACAGTAACTGCAAAAGAATTAAGAGTATTACAATTAATAAAAGAAGAACAAAACGAAAGAGGACATTCGGATTTTTTATCTTACGATGCAAAAACTAAATCAGTTGCAGGTGTTGTTTCTTCATTGGAAAAAAAAGGTTTAGTTTATAATTCTTATGATAATTGGACTAAAGAAGATTTTAAAAACGTAGATGAAAAACCGTTTAAAATGTGGTGTATGACTGAAGATGCTGCTAAGATAGTAGGTAGACCTCAATATTGGCAAATCCTGGATTAATTGAGAAACAAAAAATGGGGTGTAAAAACCCCTTTTTAAAATAAACAAAAAAAAGTTATTATATGCTTTGTGGATAACTTTGATTAATATATCTTTGAGTATTATTAATTATAAAAAACAGAAATAAGATGAAAGATTTAAACAGAACAGAAATTGCAATATTGAAATTGATTGCTCATACATCAGAATATAACGGAGGGGATTGGACGTATTTTGATTCTTTAATGGATTTTGCATTTATTAAGTGGAGCAAAAATCAGGTAAAAGGTTATTTAAGTTCGCTACAAAAAAAGGGTTACATATCTTGTGCAGGTTTGATAAATAAAGAAGATGTTGCTAATATGATTTATCCAGGAGCAAATGCAGATTTCTTAACAGATTATTTAGACGAATATTTAGACTAAAATAAATGGGGGTGTAAAAACCCCCTATTAATTATAAAAACAAAACAAAATGAAAAACTTTATAAAATTACACGATATATTAAAAGAAGAAATTATAACTATAAATATTAATACGATTGCTAATTATAAAAAAGTAAATCATACCGACGGTAATTATTCTATTCGAGTAACCTATACTAATTTAGGTTTAGTAAATAGTGAAATACGAGTAAAGGAAACAATTAAGGAGATTGATAATTTAATTTTAAAAGCACAGTAATTATGACAACTTTATATAATACAACAATTAAAAACATTATTGAAAAAACATCATTTGAGAAAGATAGTTTAAGAGCAAAATTACTAATAACTTGTATGGGTTGCGGATTTTCATTTATCAAGTCATTTAAAATGGCAAAACAATTAACTAAATAAAAAACAGAACAATGAAGAAATTTGATAAAATATTTTTAATATTCGCTACAAGCTATTTTGTAGGTAGAACAGTAATTGGTTTAATTTTTAACATTTAAGATATGGAATGGTACGACTTTTTAAATCCTGACGAACAAAAAGAATTTGAATGTTCAGAATGTGGAACACCAATAGCAGAAGACAAGCAGTATTGCTCTGGTTCTTGTTTTGAAGCTAGTATGAGATAAAACTAAAAATTTAAAATAGCATTGTTTACGTGGGGTAACAATTTGCTATTAAAGGGTAGTCAGAAATGGCTACCTTTTTTTTATTACCTTTATTGAAATAAAATACAAAATAAAATACGTTATAATAATATGGCAATTAAAATCCAAATACCAAACTCATTAAGTGAAATCACTTTAGGACAATACAAGAGGTTCTTAAAGATTCAAAAAAACGAAACAGAAGATAGGTTTATAAATGCTAAAATGATTGAAATTTTTTGCAATTTAGACCTTAAAGACGTTGTAAGATTAAAACTAAGGGACACTAATGACATTATAAGTGTTGTAAGTGAGTTATTTAACGATAAACCTAGTCTAGTATCAAAGTTTAAATTAAATGGCACAGAATATGGCTTTCATCCAGAACTAGACGACTTATTGTTGGGGGAATATATTGACCTAGATAATTTTATAGGCGATTGGGATAATATGGAAAAAGCAATGAATGTTTTATACAGACCTATTTTAGTTTCTTTGAAGAACAAATATAGTATAGAAGAATACCAGATTGAGAATGCAGATAATTTATTGGATATGCCAATGGATGCAGTTATGTCTGCAATTTTTTTTTTGTGGAATTTAGGACTAGAATTGTCGCAAGTTATGACGAACTCTTTGGAGCAGGAGGGGGAGCAAGTCTTGACACAGTTTCTAGATTCGCAAACAAATGGGGTTGGTATCAATCAATTTACGGACTCGCTCAAGGAGATATTACAAGATTTGAAAATATCACTAAACTAAAAATGCACAAATGTTTTACGATGTTATCATTTATGAAAGATAAAAACGAGGTAGAAGCACAACAAATAAAAAAGAAATTTAAATAATGGCAAATCAAGGAGTAAGGGGGTTTTACCAATTAACTGAAACCATAAAAGAAGAATTATTAAAAGATGTAAATGTAAACACAGTTACAACAGGAGATATTACAGACGTAAATCTTAACAAACAAGATATTTTTCCACTTAGTCATATTATAATTAATAGTGTAGTTGTTAATGAACAAACTCTAGATTTCAATATAAGCGTGTTGGCTTGTGATATAGTAAACCAATCAAAGCTTGAAACAGAAGATATTTTTACAGGTAATAATGACGTTCAGAATATTTTAAACACTCAACTAGCAGTCTTAAATAGGCTTATACAAAGACTTAGAATGGGAGAACTACACCAGGATATGTACCAACTAACAGGGAATCCTGGTCTAACCCCTTTTTACGATAGGTTTGAAAACCAATTAGCAGGATGGACTGCAACAATAGACATACAGATTTATAATGATATTTACATTTGCTAATGAATGGGTATAAAAATTTAAATGATGCCCTAGAACAGTATGCTAAATACGTTATACAACAGGCACGAACTAATCTTACAAAAGATAAAAAGAACGGAGGGGACTTATACAATTCTTTAAACTATGAAATCTTAGAAGATACAAACCAGTTCCTGGTGGATTTTTTAATGGAGGACTATGCAATGTTCGTTGATAAAGGGGTAAAAGGTAAAACAAGCACTTACCCAGAAACACGTTCTGCATTATCGCAATTTCAATATGGTAGCGGTACAGGACCGAAAGGAGGTTTAAGAAAAGGAATTAATAAATGGCTAAGAAAGAAACGATTTCAATGGAGGGACGAAAAAGGTAGGTTTTTGAGTTATGAAACTATGACTTTTTTAATATCCAGGAGCATATACAATAAGGGTTTAAAAGCAAATTTATTCTTTACTAAACCATTTGAAAAAGGATTGCAAAGATTATCAAAACAATTATATGCAGGTTTTGTTAAGGACATAGATAACTCAATAATAATAGGATTAAAAAAATAAAAAAAAATGGCAAATATCTGTTTAAGAAATCCACAATATAAAAGCAAAGATGTAAGTAATACAAATGTTAAATCAACTGTGCTTTATCTTCTTATAAATAATACTTTAAGATATACAATAGCAAAAAATAAAACAGAAAGTTATACGTTTTTTGAAATTTCTGAATTAGCAAGAGATTATATAAAACCTAGTTATGTTACAAATAACTATCCACAATCAATTAGCATAATTAGTGTATTAACAAACTTTGACGATTATAATGGAACAGGGAATGTGGTCGGTACTAATACAAATTATTTTGACGAGGGTTGGGAAGCATACGGAACTTACAGTCAGGGAGCAAACCCTGAAAATCCTACAAACAGGTCAATATCTGGGGGTACTTGGTTATTAGCTGCAGATTCAACGTCTTATTCAAATAATAAGTTTGAGGTGTTTATGCCTTATAACGTTGGTGGTTATGTAGCAGGAATGGATGCACAAGGTTTAGGGGTAACTCATTATATTTCTCCTACCGCTACAAGTTATCAAGCTAGTAACATAGACGAAGAATTAAAAATAACTAGAATTGATTGCAGTAAGTACGGAAATGGTAGGGAAATTATTTTTATAAATAAATACGGAGTTTTACAAGAGTTATGGTTCTCATTAAAAGAGGTTCAAAACCTTAGTCGAAAAAATGAATCTTACCAGGCTAACACAATTTTAACAGACGACCCAGATGCTTATTATCAAGTTAGTGACGCACCTATAAAAACATTTAATACACAAGCTAAAAAAACCTACACATTGAGTTCAGGTTACTATCCAGAATGGGCAGTTGAATATTTTGAGCAGTTATTATTAAGTGAATATATCTTTATGAAAATTAATCTGCGACAAAATCCTGCAACAGAGATAACAATACCTGTAAAGGTTAAATCTTCTTCAATCAAATTAAAAACAAGTTTAAACGATAAGCTAATAGATTATACAATAGAATTTGAAGATGCTTTTGATTATATAAATAACATAAGATAACATAAGATAACATAATGCAAAAGTTAGAATTATACATTGAGGGGAACAGGATTGACTTATTCAAAGATGAAACTGTTTCTATTACGCAGACAATTCAAAATGTAAAGGATATAAGTAAAATATTTACTTCATTTACAAAAACATTTTCGTTACCTGCTAGTAAGGTTAATAATAAAATTTTTAAGCATTTTTACAACTATGATATTGTAGACGGATTCGATGCAAGAGTAAAAAAATCTGCAGAAATACAACTTAATTCTGTACCTTTTAAAACAGGTCGCATAAAACTAGAGGGGGTTGATTTAAAAAACAATGTTGCTCACATTTATAGAATTACATTTTTTGGAAATACTGTTGAATTACCTGACGTTTTAGGCGAGGACAAATTAGGTTCTTTGCCATTTTCTGGAAGTGATTACCAACTTACTTACAGTTCGGATGAAATAAAGGAATTTTTATCTAAGAATAAAACCTCAACAGGAACAGGAGTAAACGAAAATATAATAGTACCTTTAATTACACACTCGCAAAGACTTTATTATGATAGTATTACCCATCAAAACGGCGATGGTAACCTTTTTTACCATACAGGAGGTGGTACAAATATGCACGGTGTCTTCTGGAATGAGTTAAAATACGCAGTTAGACTTTATGCTATTATTGAACAGATAGAAGAAAGGTATAGTGCAGCAAATGGTTATGAATTTCCTATACAATTTTCTAGGGACTTTTTTAATGTAAACAATCCTGAATTTTACAATCTTTATATGTGGTTGCATAGAAAGAGTGGGAATGTAGAACCTGCTACACAAGTAACAAGCTACACCACACCAATTACAGGTTGGGGTATATTAAACCCAGTTGCAGTTATTCCATCAGGACAAGGGTTTTATATTCCTAGTTTTTATGTAAATCAACCCAATGGCATAACAAATTGGGAAGTAGATTTTACAACTGCAAATACAACAGACCCTTACAGACTTGTAATTTCATTAAATGGTACAGTTATTTATACTTCGCCTTTTACCGTAACAGGTTCGTTTAATTTTAATCAAAACCCTCCTTTAGTTGGCGATGGGCAATATGTTATAAGTGTTCAACATACAGAGGTTATTACTTTTACAAGTATTAATATAAACGTTATAGGATTTACGCAACCATCAGGTTCTCCAACTATTCCATATACTGACACACTATTTTTAAATCAGGGTTTTGTGGTTCAAAAACAATTTACGTTTGTGGTTTCGGAGCAGATACCTGATGTTACAGTAATGTCGTTCTTAACAGGGCTTTTTAAGGCATTTAATTTAGTTGCTTATGTCAATGATTCAGGAACAATAATAGTTAGACCTTTAGATGCTAAAATAGGTACTGCAGATTATAGTTACTATACCTCTGCTGATATTGATGGAAATGATGCACCAGAAACATACGACATATCGCAATTTGTAGATG